ATTTGTATATCTTCCTGGCTGTCAATACTTTTAATAAATATATCTAAAATAATCTCACAATTTTTCCTGTTAACATTATTAATAATATTTTCTTTTTTAAGCTCTCTTAACGTATCACCGAATACCGCAAAGTAAATAGCGTCAGCAATAGTGGATTTACCAACACCGTTTCGTCTGTCTTCTTTGTCTTTATTTAATCCAGTAATAATATTAAGGCCCTTTTTAAAGTCTATAATAACAGGCTGATTTCCTACAGACAAGAAATTTTTAATACTTATTTTTTTAAAAATAATGTTCTTCATGATGTAGAGGTAGCTTTCTTGTACAACTCTATACAGTATTTCGAGACGTCCGTTTTTTTATCGATATCTAAAATATTAATGAATTCATCTATAGTCTTTTGCATATCTACCCCAGATAAATCAACGTTCGATTCATCGTTAACGGAAATAGAATTGTCAAATAATGAATAATCAACAGAAATGCTAAATGGTTTATATGAGGAAAGTTTTTGAATAAGGACGTCAATATTATCGCTACTAATTTTTTTATCTATGATTATTTTAACTATATTATTAAAAATTACGTCTTTTAAATCTGTTTTATTAGATATTTTCTTTCCGGTAATCTCAGATAAAAGTATTTTTTTATGCGCAGGGGATAGCGCATTTTCGTAAAAATTAAATTTTTGAGTAGATATATTGAGAATATAATAGCCTTTAGTAGAGTCAATATCACCGAAATCCATTTCAAAGGGATTACCCACATAAACAATAAATCTCTTATCGTACTGACGTTCTTCTCTAAGATGAAAGTGCCCCGTCATTACTAGTGAGGCCCGTTCAAGTAATTCTAAAGTTTTAATACCGTGATCACAATGCTTATGGCTATTCATCTTAAAGCTTTCTATTTCAAAATGCCCAAATATAATATCTGAAAATTCTATCTTATTAATACCTGCACCCCAGGGGACAAAACTACATTTTTTTCCGTATAATGTAGTTAGTGTTGTTTCACTGATAACAGTGATGTTTTTCCAGCCGCTTAAAATAGAAAGAGAATTAATATCAGACCGATCCTTATAAAATGCATCATGATTACCAACTAAAACTACGATATTAAAAGATGACCAAATATTGAGAATTTCATTAACAACATGAATCGTGTTTACAGCAATTTCATCTCTATAGTGATAGAGATCGCCGAGAATAAAAATATCTTTAATTTGCTTTTTATCTAATTCTCCTTTTAGCCAGTTAGCCCATTTTATAGCAGTTTCGTGCCAAAAAATACTATTTTGATGTACGCCGATATGTAAATCGGCTATACAGCAAACATTTTCAGATTTTACATCAATATCAATATTTTTCACTGAGTAGAGTTATAATTATCCTCATCACATGTAGTACCGGGGTCAACATATATATGAGCGCCACCTACCTTGTCGGGGTCAATCATATGATCAGTATAAACTTTTTCTTTGTATTCATTTAAAACTTCATGATGTTTGTTTTCTTTTTTAATACGATTAATAAATGCATGAAAAGCAATTGTAGTAAAATATGAAAATGGACTAAAACCTGTATCGAGCTTAAATTTTTTATTTCGTAAAGCAGAAAACATCTTTACTATAGCATCACCTATCATGTCATCTTTATATGAGTAGTTAATAAAATTAGGCGCATAGCTTAATCCATTGGCAATTTTGGTCAAGCTCTCTCCGAGCTTTTGAGTAATATGTCCTGTCTTATAATAAGACCTTATTTCTTCTTCAAATTCTTTTCCGTTAACATAATGAATTTTTTCTTTAGCTTTCGGCTGTTTTTTTACTGGTTCAGAATTTTGATTAAGTAACTGTTTTAAAACAGGATCATTCTGAATTTCAAACTCTTTTTTCTTTTTTTTCGCCAATTTAATAAGCGGTTTAGATTTCTTCAATTTTCTTAATTGTGTAGTTAATTTTTTCTTTTTCATAAAGAACTATTCTTTTGTGCATATGTATATCACTATACTTTAAATTATCTGCAATGTCGAATATTATAAGCTTATCTTTATCCTTATGCAAGCGAAGACCTCTGCCAATTGACTGAACTATTTTTATTTTGGCTTTACCGCCACAGGCAAAAATAATATAATGTAAGTTTTTTATATTAATACCGGTTGAAAATATTTTGGAAATTGCAACTACAACTACATCAGTTCTGTTTTCTATAAGAGATCTTATTCTTTCTCTTTCAGTAATCTCTACTTCACCTCTAATAAAATAAACTTGCTTATCATTACAAATTTCTTTAAGTGTATTAAAGAGGTTTTCGCCATGTTCAATAAAGTCAACCAAAATAAGAGTATTATTTTGAAGCTTACACGCAACTTTGCCAATAAAATTATTTCTAAATGTATTTCTAATTAAAAACTTTTGTTCTTCCCTAAATAAATTTGCCGAAGAAATAACAAGGTCTTTAAATGGATCCTCTTTGTATAGTAATTTAAAAATTTGAATTTGTACATTGCTAATGTAATTTTCTAATCTTAATTCATGGCTATTTTTTTCATATATTATAGGTCCAATCTTTCCTATAATATTCCATTGATCAATGTTATTTTCAGGCATAGTCCCCGTAAAACCAAAACGTATAGGTGTTTTAACTAATTTTAATATTTTATTAACTTCATTACCTTTTCTAATTTTATGAACCTCATCTATTATTAAAGCATCTAAATTACTTAACCAGTTTAAATCAGTATTCTTACTTTGAAGTATACCGAGATTAGCAATAATAATATTATAAGGATCTGCGTTATTAAAAGTAAAATCAATACCGCCTGTCCATTTTACAATTTTAAAAGATACATTATAACTAATAAAATCTTTAAACGTTTGTTCAACTAAGTTTAAATCAGGTACAATGTAAAGACATTTAAAAGTAGATCCATGTATTAAAAAAAGCTTTGTTAAGATAGAGGCTGCAGTCAATGTTTTGCCTCCTGCAGTCGCCAATACTATAGTACCGCGGCCGATATTTACCGCTTTTTTGACTATTTCTTCTTGATATTCTCTTAAGGGTAGAGCGAGAGGTACAATGTCACAAGAATATTGAGGATTACTATCCCATTTCTTAGAAGGCTTAATAATTTTTAAAAAAGTTTCATCTGTATTAATTTCACCATTGTATTGTTTAGAAAGCAAATATTTTCTTATTTCAAAATAAAGCCCGGGTTCAAATTTTCCCGTAGGTGTGATAGAATAGATTCTTTGAGGCAAAAATCTTCCATATTTTTTTCTTACAAAAAAAGCAGCGTCATTTTTAACAGAGAAATGCTCTCTTATATCTTGAAATAAATCACCAGAAATTTGACCTAAATTTTTTTTAGTATCGAATGTAAAGTTTATCATGTAGTTTCAAGCTTAATAATGTCTACTAAATTCTTAAGATCAAAAGAAGCCGAGCTTAACGTTTTTTCTGATTTTTCTAGTAATTCTACTATTAATTCTATTTCTTTTATTTTACTAGTAATTTCTAAAAATTCACTATGTTTTTCTGCCGTGCGTTCGACTACCGGTGTTGCTAGCTTTACGGGACTTTGCTCTTGAATTTTTTCTACAATGTTCTTTTTTATTTGCTCTCTTTTAACTTGTAAATCAATAAGTTCTAATTTATGTCGAATGCATCTTCCTGCCCATTTATGCTTTATTCCTGGTAATTTTAATTGATAATCTTTTAAACAAAGCTCATCTATTTTTAAATCTATTTCTAGTTCTTTTATATAGTCATCTAGAAGCATTTATTAAATAATAATATATAAAAGCATGAAATCAAATTGTTTATTTGAAAAAAAATTTTTAAAAGTTCTAGCCGAAGATAATGTAGCGGGGGGTGCAAGTAGTGTATTTGGATCTGGTACTTCATCGCCTGTAGGATCTAGCGGGAATCAATTTCCCTCTCAAAATGATTCTGCTTATGCTCCAGGAGACGCAAGAATTCCGTTTCCTCTTGGAGCTACAGGTACAAGAAAAAATAAAAAAAAGAAAATTAAAATTCATAGAAGACTGCGTATAGGTATATAGATGGATCACGGACATTGGCTTCTAAAAGAAGATGTTGAAATAGATGAGTCTGTTTTTGGGTTTATCTATGAAATTATAAACAATATAAATAAAAAAATTTATATTGGAAAAAAACAGTGTAAATCAAAGATAAAAAAAGCACCTTTAAAAGGTAAAAAAAATAAACGTATTGAATTAAAAGAATCGGATTGGAAAAACTATACAAGTTCTTCTGTTGAACTTAATCAAGATATACAAAGATATGGCAAAGAAAATTTTACTTTTATAATTTTAAGAGCTTGCTATTCAAAATGGGAACTTGCATATTATGAAATTAAAGAGCAAATTGAAAGGGAAGTTTTATTTAAAGAAGAATACTATAATGGCATAATAAACGTAAGAATAGGTAGACCTCCAAAAAATTTCTTGAAAAAAAATAAAAATCATTCATAATAAATTGTGATCGAAAAAATAGAGCTTAAACAATATAATATTTGTTTGTTAAACTTTGAAGATTTATTCTATAAAAAAATTGAAACAGATTTAACAGACAATTTACATAAGTATTTGCTACTTAAAAACAGAATAAATTCACAAGCAAGAAAGTTCTTTTTTCATCATATTATTTTTGAAATTTGTGAATTTTTGTTAAATCAAAAAAATAAAGAAAAAAATATAATTTTTTTTAATTATAGACAAATTAATACAAATTATGGATTACTAAAGTATTTTAGTGAAGAAGATATTCTTAAAAATTTGTACGGAATTTTATTATAAATAAAAATTATGTTACCGGTTAGAATATTTATTAGCAAATATACGTTTGAATATTTTAAACACTTAAATGAACGAAGTGATGGTAAGGCTATTGAAACTATTAATAATTTAAAATATTATATTATTAATACTGAATATGAAAATTACACTTTTTCAAGAATAAAAAAATTTACGT